CTATAGCATAGAAAAGGAAATAATGCAACTGTTATTTTTAAAAAAAGTCCTTATCGTGCTCGTCGGGTCGACCATAATGGAAGCCATCTTCATCCTCATAACCTTCAGGAGCTGTAAGGATCATATAAACCGTAACTGCAATGATAACAACGACAGTTAGCAGAAGCCATGGCATTATGCATCACTCCCTGTAAAATTAGGTAATGGAATCTGAGCTAGAAAGAACGAAGGTGTCCACCCGTCGAAACCACCACCCATATTAAGCTGACGTGTCGCTTTCTTAGCTGCTTCGCTCGTAAGACCTGAAAGAATAATCTGGTTAGTATGTGATTCATGCACATCAAACAGATTGACTTTATCACTACGGATGCTCTTATAATTCATCATTTGTCCTTGATCCTTTTACGAAGTTCAGAAGATGACAGGTGGTGCTGCCTGGAGTTATAATATACGCGAATACCACGCTCATCGCATATATCCTTACCTGTGAAGTCTTTGTTCTTATAGTCTTCACCGATAATTCTGACGTCGAAGTGGCGGGACTCAAGAATAAGTCGAACTTCCTCTTCGGTCGTATAAGGAACGATCTCGTCGACATACCTGCAGCCCTTGAGCTGAATATATCGTTCGTACATCGTCTGAATAGGTTTATTCTTCTCTGGACGATCCACAGTAGGATCAGACTGCAGAGCAATAACGAGCCAATCGCACTGCGTCTTGGCTTCTTCGAGCATCATAATATGACCTGCATGCAGCAAGTCAAACGTAGAGAAGGTTATGCCAACTTTTATCATGTACGCACCTTCACATAGCTGATAGTATCGTAGCCCTTGTATTCCCCAGCCCACTTACTACGCGGCTGTTCCTTGAACCCGATCTTATCTTCATTTTCTCTGAAGTACTGAGCAGCGACAGAACTAACATCCCAATCGCTCTCAGCCTGAACTTCAAACTGATCCGAATGCCATTGCTTGGTAAATGAGACCTTATACGTCTTGAGCTTCTTCTGCTTCTTGAGATGGTCCTTGATCTTGGTCTTAGCATCAAGTTGATTAATAAGCTTCGTAAAGGTCTTATCATCGCACTTAGCGAGCGGACCCCAAGCTTCTTCAGAACGATTCATCACTTCGAACATTACAATACCCTCGTTTCAACAGACGTAATTTTCAACTCTAGTTCATCAACTCTCTCGACCTCAACCACAATAGCATGCGTTGCTGTCTCGGGTGTTACCCGCTTACCAATTAACCCATCTTCGGTTATATGGTGATTGGAAAGGTGCTTAAAGCCTGGGACGCAGTATTCGGTCCACCCAAGTTCAGTCGTATGTAACATATTCTTACTATACTCACTTTATAGAAAGAGTGCAACTCTTTTCATCATTTAAATCCACTAAATTTTTCTTTATCGAATTGCTTACCCGAAGGCGTCTTATCATAGACAGGACTATCATCTACGATATCATCTTGAGCTGATTGCTCAGCGTCATACAAACGCATCCTTGGTCTATCAACACCAACAACGAAGCGCTTATACATCTCAGGATCACTATAACGATTCTTCAGCTGCTTAACCATGATCTGGTTTAGAGCCTTGAGCTCATCAGTAGCAATCAAAGCAACCATGAAGTCAGCCGTTGCAGGTAGACCGAACGATTCAGAAGTATCAGTCAGTCCAACGTCAGATGAATCGAAACCTGAACGAGTGGTCTGAGTAGCAGAGATAACAGGTACGTTAAACTCTACAGCCAGACCACGAAGCTCTTCCGCAATAGCCTTAATGTAAGTATACGAGTTAACGTTCGCACCCTGCTTTAGACGTGACGACATACAGATATTGAGATAGTCAATAAAGATAACGTCAGGTGTAAAGTTCTTCTTGATCTTCAGCTCATTGAGCAGATGTCGAAAGTTAGCCGCACCAGCGGTAGAGGTAGGGTACTCCTTGACGATAAGACGACCAACAGTCTTTTCTTTCAGACGCGTCATCTTCTTATCGTATGATTCCTTCGGCAGTACGCTCAGCTCATCGAGAGGTACATTAAGAAGGTTCGCATCGATACGTTCAGCGATCTTCTCTTCAGCCATTTCCATCGTAATGTACAAAACGTTCTTACCAGCAGCCGTGTACGATGCAGCAAAGTGACACATCGCTAGCGTCTTACCAACGCCTGTACCAGCTAGAAGAATGTTGAGAGTCTTACGAGGAAGACCGCCACGCGTAATCTTATTCAGATAGTCGATATCGAATGGAAGACGTTCTTCCTTACGATGATAGAACTCGAATCGTGACTCAGCATCTTCGATGAAGTCGTGACCGATAGAAGTATCGAAGGAGACAGCCAAAGCATCAGATAAGAGCTGAGGGATAGAACCCTTAGACAGCTTACCAGTCTTGTCATCCATTACCTGGATAGACTGCATGATCGCATTGTAGATGGCTTTGTCTTGACAAAACTTCTCAGTCTGATCAACCAACCAATCTACATTGGACAATTGATCAGGCTGATTAGGAATCTCTTCGACAATTTCCTTACACTCTTTGAACTGATCTTCAGAGATATTATCTCGGTTATTCAGATCAACAAGCAGCGCCTCCTTCGTAGGGAAGGCATTATACTCCATTACATAGGAGTTAATTAGCTCGAAAACAACTTTATCGTTACGGCTATGAAAATATTCCGGCTTAAGAAATGGAATCGTTTTGCGAGCGTAAGTTTCATTGTTTAGTAGATTGTTGAATATTGCTCGCTCCAGGTTCATTCTTCACCTTCATCTTCGATTGCAGCAAGCACGGCAGAGACGTCATCCTCTTCCTTGATGATCGCTCCATGAGATACAGTATAGAGCTTCTCTACTGCAGCTTGAAAAGTCTTTGAAGTAAGAATCGGCATCCAGAAGTCCTTGGACTGCGTTGCATCATAGCGATGCTTCTTATCTTCGATCTCGCCTGTCTCCATATCGACCCGTGAGTACCAGCCGTTAGAAGGCTTGATAACGTGACCGGTAGTCATAGCAATATCCAGCAGACCAGACCACTTACTAATACCACCTTCGTAAGTAACTTCAATAGGAATCTTCGACTTCTCTTTGACGTAACGAGACTTCTCGACGTTGATGATGAAGTTATAGCCTACAGTTTCCTTGCCGTCCTTTTCTTGCTGACGACCCAGGATAAAGATATTATCTGCAGAGTAGTACGAACCTGTACCACCACCAACAACATCCTTCGAGTACAGCTCGAGGGTCTTATACGTGTGGTTAACAACAACCATCGGAATATCTTTGAGGGTAAGGTGGGGCGTTACCATGCGGAAGAACGACTTGAGCTGCTTAGCGCGCGACATATCTGCGACAGACTTACCATCGAGAGTATCTTCTACTTCTTTCTTAGAAGCCAGGTTACCAATCGAATCGATGACAACAATCAGACGCTCGCCACGCTCCAATGCATTGAGCTGCTGCATAGCATCAAACTTCAGCTGTTCAACGTCAGTGATAGGAGTATGGATAACACGTGTCATATCGATACCGAATGATTCAAAGTACGACTGAGGGGTACCGAATTCGGAGTCATAGAACAGCATGACTGCTTCTGGATACTTATCCAGGTACGAACGAGCCATCATAAGGCTAAACGCAGTCTTAAAGTGCTTCGAAGGGCCAGCCCACATAGTCAGACCAGGGGTAAGACCTCCATCGAGTCGACCCGAGAGGGCAATGTTAAGAGCTGGGATTGGTGTGGGAATCATATCCTTCTTATTGAAGAACTTAGATTCGGAAAGGATAGCAGTATCCTTGATTGTAGAATTCTTTTTAATCTTATCTAGTAGTGACATAGAATCTCCTTTGTATGGGCCGCAACCCAATACTTACTTGTAGTATGTTTAACGTATGAAATCAACTGTTTAGTATGTGCTCAAGGCGCTTTTTGAATTCGGCAATCTTAGCTGCACGATTAGGCCAACGAATCATTTCGTTCTTATCAGCGTCCTTAGCAAGGTTATTTAGCAGTGGTAGTATGGATTTGTACATCGCTTCTGCTTTATTTTGTGCTGCTTGTACTTCATCGGCATCTACAAACTCTGTATCTGAGTGTGTAGTAAAACCGAAGTCAAAATCTTCGTCTAGTTCAAATTCTGCCATTGTAGTTCCTTAATTAAAAAAGTCCATAAGAGTAGCTCTGCGCTCAATTTCCCAACCAATTGCACCTGTAATAGTCTTAATCGGCTCCAGGAAGGCCTTATCGAACTGCATGTTACGGTCAATATACATGTCCATGCCAAACTCCTTAGGTAGTTCAGACGGACATGCAATAACAGACGTATGCAGAGGGTTAGGGGTTATGCAATAAGCATACTTGATCTTCTGACCAGAGTTAATCGCTTCGTACTTCTTATCAAGATTAAGCTTCTTCAAGTGGAAGTTATAGACCAAAGACCCCTTGACGTTAATCGGCGTTCCCTTCTGGAAGATCGAGCTACGATCAGCATACTTATCTAGATCCTTGACTGAACGAGGTGAAGCAACCTGCTCGAATGACATCGTACTGAACTCGTCACGGAACTGCTGGATATAAAGCTGAAGGTCAGTTTCATTCTTATTCATGATAACCTCTAGAGCCCGTTTAATCGCATCGCGACAGACCTGAGGAGTCGAAGTACGAATAGCTTCGATGCCCATCATCTTAAGCTTAGGCTTAGCGTACTGCACACCTTCCTGGTTAGCCACGTTCAAGATATAACGCTTCTTAGCAGTCCAGATGCCCTTATCAGCGATACACTCTCGCTTCATCTTCATCTTCTGGTCAAAGCCATTGACGATATCGCAGAGCTCCTGATAGCACTTATCGATGTAGGGTTCAAGCACCTTAACGCAGACCTTATCCAGATAAGCTACTTCCTCATCCTTGGTCATTTCCTTACCAGCAAGGCCCATGAAGTTCTCAGCTTTGATATAGACAGAGTCAGTATCGCATGCAATCACATAGTCAACACCTTCAGTCTTAAACGTCTTATTGAGATACTTATTGAGCTTATCCTCAATCCAACGAGTAGTCAACTGACCCGAAGCAGTAATCGCCTCAGCGAACTCCTTACGATACCAACGGAAGAACTTATTACCAAGCGCACCATAAGCTGAGTTCAACTGAATCTTCTTAGCCATCTGAAGGTTATTAAACTTCGAGATGTCCTTAGTCAGTTGGATCTTCTCCTCGTCAGATGCAACCTCGTATGCTCTCTTTGCATCAAGCATCTTATTCTTATAGATGACTCGCTCATCATAGAACTTCTGCATCAACGTAGGTAGGAAGCCCATCTTATCTCGGTCAAAGGTAGTAAAGTTAGCAGCTACAGTAACGTTACGCTCAACAATATCATCTTGATGATGGGTCAAGTATCCATCCAGAATCTTACTTACACGAGCTTCTGCTTCTTCCTTAACGGTACACTCATCGTTACCAGGCAACCAGCCAGCATACGTCTCAGGGGAGATGTTATACTGCATAATGATATGAGGGTATAGAGAGTTCAAGTCGAGAGACACAACCCACTTATGCATACCGACCTGAGGGTCCTTAACGTAACCACCTAGGATACCACGATCCGACTCAGGTACAGAGATCTGAGGTATAACAATGTTACGTTCCAGCAGATAGTGATGGATAATAATATCCCAAGCACGTACAGTAGTAAACGAGTCCTGGAAGTTAACCTTAGAGCCATAAGCCATAGCGTAGATAAGCTCAATCAACTTCAGCTTATCGTCTAGATTATCAACAAGCTCAACGTCTCGAATATTGTACTCTACGTACTTTTGCCAGTT